ATTTCGCTCGATTACCGTCTGCTGTAAAATTATGTGCAACCGCTAGGAACAAATCATAACCCATATAATTCAGTGAATATGTATGACCGATCTTACCATCTTTAAGTTGTTTTAACAGGTCTGTTTTATATCCTTTAAACATATAATTGAATGCTTTAGCTTGTCCTGCACCATCAGTCAAACTATGGTTGGCACAGTTAACGTATATATATGCATCATCATTCAAATTCTCATAATTACCCACGTAATAACTTTGCAGAGGGCAATCGCATTTTACCACTGTCCAATGTGCGCTAGCCAAATTCACATTCAATCTGGGGCCGTCACATATATAAGTATCTATAAGTACACCTGAATGATGGATGGCGATGCTTATGTTGTTTTGTTTCGCGACCTCTGCCATTTCTTCGTCACACCACCAGTTTTGTGAAAACTTCTTTGTTTCGCCTGCGTCATTCGTAAACTCGTCCGGTACAAAAACTTCATCACCAGCGAGGAATTCGAAACATCTAAGTCCACATAATCCTCCTTCACCGCTTGGGTTGTGTAAAATAGTTTCACATTTTTTGATCGGCACGATTGGTTTATTATCGTTGTTTGTTTTCTTCGGCGTATTTTGTTTTTCCTTATTTTTGTTATTGTCCTTTCCATCGTCCTTGGGTTTGAGTTTGCCTTTGTCCGGTGATTGTTGCTTTTTATCCGATTTTTTATCATTAACGTTGGGTTTGTTTTGTTTGTTCGATGGTGTTGTTTGGTCGGGTTTGTTTGGTGGTTTTGTTTTTGTTTTTGGCGGATCCGCCTGTTTAGTTTCTTCCATTTCCGGTTCTGATGGTTCTTCCTCGTTTTCTGTTTCCACACTGTCACTTGCGACTAGTGATTTTTGTTGTTTTTGAGATTCTTTGTCATTCTGGTGGTTTTCGAATTTATGGAATGGATAAAAAGCATGGTAGATGTGTTCAAAATGTTCATCGTCATCTACTTCTACGTCTTGTGGTTCGTATATTTCGACGTCGTATATAAATTTTTCGGATAAATACATATCGACATCAGTGCCGAATAAATCCTGCCATATTGTCTTGATGTTATGTTTTATTTTAATGATGGTACCGTTAAATAGATTGTCGTTCGGTTGATTTCTTTTCATATAATTGAAGGTGTGTGATAGTCCTTGTGTTCTTTTGTATCTTTGTATTGCCGCTAAAATAAATAACGACATTTTGATGCGTTCAAAATCATCAGTAGATGGATCTATCCCTTCGTATACCAACTCTGCAGCCGCGCCTTGATTGTAGCGAACAGATGTTTTAATTGCGTTACAAAAGGTGGAAAATGTATTAAAATCGAATTTTACATCATTTATTGACGTTGCATATGCCATTGCTCTTTTTACAAACCCTGCTGATACTGCAAAACATTTGCGAAACGGGTCTCGTGTAAAATCCTTTGATGTTGCATAATAATACATGTCAGGTACAATAAGGTCCGTGACGATCTTGCTCAGACAAAACATCCTTGACTTATAACCTGTAATATTTTCCACTCTAGTCATTCTTATATGGAAGAAACTTGCAATAGATATTTTATGTTCTATGGATATGGAAAAATCGCCACAACGTATAATGGGGCATGTTGCATAAAATCTCCATGTTTTCGCTTCATGTTTATAAATATCTGAATTATCCAGTAGATCGAATTTAAAGTACTCGGTGCCGTTTTCTACCACGTATCTGTTTCTGTATATGTCTGTATCGGATTGTAACCTGTAATCCATTATATTTGCGGGTAGGAATATCCATGTATCGTACACGATTAAGTTGTGGTTAATGAATATGGTGATTAAATCTGCTGGCTTTATGTCATACACGTTGGTGGAATATGCATAAGGTGCTTTAAAATAGCAATTCTCTGCGCCATCTAAACAACTGTATTTGTTATTGGTTAAATATCCTGTAAAATCGTGTTTTTCATTGTTGTCTAAATTGTCAAATGCATTCAGTTTGATCTGTGAGAATGCTGCTTCTGTGTATCGTTGGCTTGTTCTGATACAATCGTCTTTTATGCACATGTGTGTTCTTTTAGGTGTTCTTAACGGTGTTCCACCTATGTCTATAGATTGTTGGAATCTTGATGATTCCCTTTTACATTGTTCGTTAGCATAATGATTTAAAAATGCTGCTATAGGATGTGCACATTTAACTATTTTACTTCCGTATCTTATTGGTCTTGGTGCGAACATCTTCGATAACCTGTCGAACTGGTCACCGGTTAGTTCATAATTGCAAATGATAGAGTTTGTCAATAATGTATTAACGTTGTGTAATTGCACTGATTTTACTTGTTCAATTGCCTTTTCATTTGTCGTATTATTGACGACTTGGCACGGATTGACGTTTAGTGCCATTTAAGAAATAAAATATATGTTAATAATCTGATGAATTACGGAAGGTTTATAAGATTATTAGCTATAGCCCGAGGTAATAGCCAATATTGTCTTGTACTGCTGCAGCTACAAGACTATTTTAAACAAATTTATGTGAATAAATTAAACAAATTTGTTCACCAAAAAACTCAAAGTATATATGACTGGTATATACGGCTTGATTTTTGGGTTAAAACGAAATCTTGTTAAAATTTAGAATGATAAATTTGTATAAATAAATTTGATTCAAAATCAAATGTGAATTAATATACACCGTATATTAATGGTT